CTTCTCTGCTCTCCAACGTCTCCCATAGCCTGATACATGCCTAATGGAGCACCCATGATCGTGGGATACTGCCCCAATCCAGCAGCTCTTTCACCCAACTGCATCTGAGCGGTTGGTAATCTCATACCCTGAGCTTGTGTATAAGCATCCATGTACATTTCGTTAAGGTTTTGACCTAATGTTTTGGCTGCTCCAGAAAATACGTTAGACTGGTATATGTCCCCTCTTGAGCTACCTCCAGGTTGATAAAGAACCTGTCCCTTGCGCACATCCGCCATTCCTTTGTTTATAGCATCAACAAATTGCTGCTGGAAATTAGCTGCCATGCCACCGTATGGCGTTCCAGCTCCTGTCGGGACATACCCCCCTAAGAGGCTAGTCATCTGCCCCTGATCGAATGGCATTGTACTTGCCATCTGCCCTAACAGAGCATTCTCAGCCCCTGCTTGCATAGCTCCGACTCTTGGGCCCGTAGCATAGCCTAAAGTGGCCTGTTGAGCAGCAGTTTGGCTGGGATCAAACCCAGCTACTGTAGCCCCAGGATAATAATCTGGCCGACCCTGTGCGTATAGCTTTCCGGCCTCTCCAAAACCCGTCTCAAGGTAGCCCTTTTGAGCCTCCCAGGGTTCTGTGGTTGTTACTGCTGTTGTTCCACCTGCCATAATTATTTCCTCTTATCAAGCTCTATTTTTCTATATTCGTTACAAATGGATTAACAAAATCTGGATCACCACCGTACAATCCCCTGTACCAATCTATACTACTCGGCCAACTCTGAACGTAAGTTGGTTGTCCTTTTGGGCCATACGTTCCAGAATAATCAAACCCCGGTTGCTGCCAATCCTGTAATTGAACTTCATCCGTGCCATTACCATTACCATTACCGTTAGTAGTGATTGGATCAAACAGACTAGGCTGTGCTCCAGAATACGTTAGATTAGCTGCTGGGCCTCCTGGTATCTGGTAATTAAGTAATCCGGGGGGAACGCCTTGTCCTGTAGCCCACGGCTGGTAAAACTTACCCTGTCCAGACACAAGAGCTTGTTGCGAAGCGAGAGGGGTACTCACTGGCATGATATTAGACCAGTCTTGTGGGGCTGGTTGTCGATAAGCCCCCTGATTTATTAATCCTCCAACACCACCACCACCCGGTGCAAAAATACCCGTAGGAGTACCAGTTATCCCCATACTTGGAACTGGTTGTGAGCCAGTCCAATCTAACGGAACAAAATCCTTTGGTGATATTAGTCCAGTTCCTACTCCCCATTGAGATACTGCGCCTTCTCCTGCACCGCCTTTACCAGTTGTGGGGTTGAAATAGCCCTTCTCGTATCTTTCCTGCTGTTCCTGTAAGGCCGCTTCTCTCTGATCTGGAGGGGCTGGTTCCCACATTTTGGTCTGGTCATTCCAAATATCACCCCACTTTTCAGTTCTCCAAGCATCCCGCCACGCTTGAGGAACAACACCCTCTTTTAATGACTTATCAAATAAACCAATTTGCTCATCTGTTGGCGTAATACCAAGATCAGAAAGCAGTTTACCTTTCTCGTTTTTTGATCCTGTCATCCATTGGGCATTGACCTGCTGCCACGGGGTAACATAACCTTCAGTAATATCATATGGAGAATCAGGAAATAAATTACGCCAATGCTCTACTTCTGCTGATGTTGGTGTATATTTTTCGTAAAACCTTCCCCTATATGCTTCAGGATCATAATCATATACGACTCGACCCTGATCGTCCCTCTCTACGTTACCTTCTGAGTCTAAAGCAACTCTTAATCCGGGGCCAACCCAAGGAGTTCCTAAACCTTTTGGTTTCGGCCCCTCAAGGCCCATCTCCCTACCCTGTATTATTCTTATCTGATCGCCAGCAGCCCGCATTATTGCAGATTGAAGTTCCTGTGCATTAGGATCACCCGCTAAAGATGCTCTCCTTGCTTGAGCATCCTTCCACATTGCATCTAATGCTCTGTAGTTGCCCGATAAAGCCTCGGCTCTCGCTCTAGCAGTTTGTGTCGCATCCCAAAGTTTTTGCGTACCTAAGATACTTCCAGTTCCACTCCATACTGGTAAATTTGCACGATTGTAGGGCAATCCCGTGCCACTCAATAAACCAGTGTCGGCAGTTGCAGCTTCACCGCTAGTATCTAATAAACCACCCCCTAAAGTAGGGTAGAAATCAGGATCAGTACGCGGAGGTGTGACGACTCCCGCGCCTGAAGATATCTTGCCCTCGTTCTCATTGTTTTCGCGTTCTTTTACTTTGGGAGATTCTACATTTGCTTCTTTTAATTTTGGTAGATTTTCTTTAGCAAAATCAGTTTTGGTGCCGGGAGTTATATCCGTCGATCCTGCGCCATGCTTATCCTGATAATCACCAGTAATCAGAGCATTGGTTTCATCCGCATGAGCTTTACCAAATGCGTCTGCTGTTAATTTACCACCAGTCCTACCTTTCCAATACTTAGCCTCTGTGGAATTAGGATCATCCTGCATCCTTTTAAGGGCATCTGCTAAGTCTTGATTGTTATTAACGTAACTTGTTGCTGACATTAGTGCATCCTACCCGTGAGGTCTTTTGTTATTATGTGATATGAGCATTTCCAGTCCTTTAATATTTTTAGCCAGCCCTTTCTACCCCAGCATTCTAAAGAGGTACAACCCATAGATAAGGCCCAGTCTTCAATAAGGGGTATGTAACCAATCCATTGATCCATTCCTTCTCCACCTATAGAGATGATTCTCAATACTCTCTTTCTTGGGTAGGGGATAATTTGGGTAACCATAGAGGCGAGTAATTCCTTATCCTCTATAGCGATCCATAACTGCATCTCTTTGTTCATCAGGGATTCGTAGAAATCCTCTGGAGAAAGTTCCCCCTCTGAGTGGGGTTCCATCGCCTCTAAATGTGGATGTACATTCTCCCAGATATGAGGGATGTCGTCAGGGGCTACGAGTATGATTTTACAATTTGTTCCAGCTTGAACCGTACCAATAGATTCCTTCGCCCGATCCCGGATTCCAGTCCGATCCATCGGCGAATCTGATGTCTCCGGTTCTGGGTCTTGCCGGTGCTTCATGTGTTCTCTCTAGTCTGAATGTTGCTTGGTTTAATAATATATCTCCTAGCCGTTTAAGTTCTGTGACAACGTACTGTCCTAAATCTTCTGGATTTACTGGTAATGGGCCGGGTGAATAATGCGTTACAGACCGTTCTACTCTATCTACATGGGTAGCCATTATTTCCTCTTTCTATTCTTTACTTTCTTTTTCTTCTTTTTATCTTTTTTATCAAGACCTAAAGATTCTGCCAGTAATCCGCGATAATTCCAACGTGCATCTTGTAACGCTGTAGGGATACCTTCTATTCCACTTTTTCCAACTTCTTGTTGTAATTGTTGCCCAAGACCTAATAGACCTAAAATTGATGTTGGATAAATAGAACGCTTACCAAAATCTGCTGCGGTTTTGTAATGGTATCCACCTTCTCCGTATACTGGCAATCCAGCCTGTTTTAGTCTTGTGGTTTCTAGCATATGCGCCCTTAGATTTCCGGGTGACATACCAGTAACTAATGGTGAAACATATTCATAAGGAGAATATTGATTATATGGATTGTACCAATTCTCCCACCACTTCCTCTCAGCCATCAGTTCATCTTGGAGCCTCTATTCCCTGCGTTCTTAATGTCCAGAGAATAGCCATCCAATCTCCATGTTTGATCGCCGGTAGATTCAAATTTCACACCGATGTATTTTCCGGTTACCCTAACAGGAACTTTTGATTGTGAATCAGGATTAAATGTAGTCGGCCCTTCCCATGTTATGGATTCTTCCGCAGACATCTGGTGACCTACATACACATTAACTGTGGTTGCACTTGATACTGTCATCTTGGGCCATACCGCCCTGATACTCTTTACCATTGACGAATCGGGTTGTCCCTGTTCGTTTATTGTTAATCCGGTTCTTTCGATGTAGGATGTCATATTGCTTCCATCTTCCTGATTGCCGGTGTTATGCCTGTACATCTTTGTGTTAGTGGGAGATGCCATCACCAATGATTTACCGGCTGTATTGGAGAATGCGGATGCACCGGCTGTACTCCATTGCTTGGTATTGGTAGTCCAAGTGGTGGTGTCAGCAGCCCATGAAGCGGAAGCGAGAGGATCACCCTCAATGCCATATCCAATCATTCCCAAGTTTGGAAGATCACGCTCTGTAAATGTCTGGTTTACCCAGTTCCATACCAATGCCTTATCGCACTCTACGTTGGTCGTATTAGATGACGTTACATAACAGGCCCAGATTTCCGTATTACCGTAATCTGCGACTACAAATGATTTTGCATACTCATCACCATTGATGGTGCTGAAAATATGATCCCGCATTTTATGGGGTAAGATGGATTCAACTCTCATTCCATCATTGATGTACATATCACCATTTCCGAAGATGAAATGCTTATCATTAAATTCCACTACACAGTTCTTGGATAAGGCTCCAATAGTTGGCGAGAGCTGGCGGAATGCAAAGATAAACGGTGTACCTACATACGATAATTCATAGATAGAGTCCTCTTTATAAATAAAGAACTTATCCGTAAGAGGAAGCCCATCCAGAATTTTTCCTTTTGTATCAGCTAATTCATATTCACCGGCATCGACCGTTGCCGACGTTTCGTCCCATGAAGATGGAAGAGCCTGTGTAGCCGCTTCCGTAGACCACTTCACTAGACTGGTATAAGCCGTACCCGCTTTTGATACATTAAGAGCAATCAGGAAGGAGCGAAATGCTCTTACTGAAAATGGATAATGGTTAGCCGCAGACCAGTTTGTAAGGTCTGCCATCTTGTTAGATACGGAGGGTACACCGGAACTTAATGCCCAGAATTGCGGGACATCATAACCGTTCGCCATAATCAGGACACCACCTAATACGGTGGAAGTCCAGTTCTCTCTAGCGGTAGCGTTATAATTTACGTCAGAACCAGCAGTCTGTCTGGTAATGTTTGTCCATGCTGAACCGTTGTGTACGTAAATCTTAGTTAGTCCACCAACTATCCAGTAGGATGTAGTACCGGCATATAAATTAGTAACATAATAAGGTGCAACAGGACAGGAAGCCATAACCTCCTTATAGCCCGGAGTCTTCTGAATAGCCCCATGCTCTGCTCTTATATTATTACCATCAGTCCAGACGTTAGGAGGTAGTTGCCAAGCATTTATATCCTTGACAATACCTATCTGCCCTACTTGATCTATCGGGATTAAAGCCATTCTTGTGATTCTTCATTCCATTGATATCCCAGACCATCCGGATAAGGAACCGGAGGAACCCATAGGCAGGTATCTTCATTCAAGCTCCATGAATCATATGGTTTAGGGGAGATAAAAGCATCGCGCTCGGCATCATAAGAATAGCTGATTCCAGCATAATTTTT